TTGTTTGCATTTGATACTTGCGACTGTTTCGGTTGTACCCTCACCACCTTGTCCTTTCGATATATCGAGACCAACGATATACGTCTTGCTCTGGTCAAGTCGTCCATTGGTCAGCGGCGCCCACACGACCAATTCACCCTCACGAGCCCGCGTAAGACTGATTGTCTTGAGATCGCGCGTGCGAAAGAGCCGTGGCACATCAACATTGGGGATTTTGTCTTTGAGTTTGATGTTGAATCGTTCTTTGGGTTCCCGACAATAAAGGGCAATATGTTTATCAAGATCGGTGTGGCGGAAGAACGTATCACCAACCGCGCCTTCTTGAGCATAAATCTCCTTAGCCACTTCCTTCCAACCGTTACGTTCGATCTCATGCTCAATGAAGGGTGCTGTTATGCGATACTGTTTGGTAACATCATCCTGAATTACGAATCGACCCTTACCCTTCGCTGGGTGATCCCATGCCATCAAGGAGAATACCTTGATCGTACCGGAGTTCTTCCAATTCGAGTAGCAACTACCGGGCAAATCAACCGTACTATTGACCAAACGACACGCGGTCACGGCTGAGGTAGACCGCTCTATTGATTCCCCATTGTCGGCCTTAGCGAACTCATCGAGCAAAATCAAGGCACAACGATCAGCAGAAAAAGCAGATCGGTTCGTAGATTCACCCGCAATCGTAGAACCGTTGAGGACGTTATGAATCCGCATACTCGTTCGGTTATCACGACCGCGCACAAGAACACCAGGCGGGCACATCCACTCAGGGTAATACGTGTGAAGTAGATCGTGTTTGAAGAATAGGGATTTACTGATCGGAGAATCCACCAAATCCTCCACACGACTCAACTCCCGAAGTTGTGTGTTGGGTCTAAACAGCCACAGATGGTCGATGAACATGGTATGTAACCACGAGGCCCCCATATCGCGGCTCTTATCTGTTAGACCGTCCTCGCCTTTCTCAAATCGTTCCACCGCCCAATTAACCCATTCCTCTTGCCGTTCAAAAGTTATGAATGGGTGTAAGGCCACATGCGCTGGGATATATCCATGTGTGTCGGCGCTGACCTCAATCTCCCATAGAGTCCAACAGAAGGTATTGATGAAAAATAACCGGCTCTCCTTACATGCTGCAAGGAGATCACGCTGCAACACGGGGTCTTTGGCGGCTTTATGGAGAAGTTTTTCCCGATACTCGATATTCTCTCCTTCGCGCATGGGAACCTTGAGTCCGGTCTTGGGGCAGATCCACCACTGCCTACCACTTGGAAAAGGTGTCGAGAGTTCAGGTTTGACGAGAGTATCGGTCACTGTATTACAGACTCCTCCGCAATTCGATTTACCCTCTCGGCGTTCATACGCGAGATTTTATCGGGGACCGTTTCCCGTCCATCAGCGGGATCGTCTGCGCCAGTACCCGGTTTACCTTCGCAACGATCAAGGACGATTTTCACAACATCCAAATCGGGTGGTATGGGATTACCCACACTGTCTTTATGCACCAATGCCCGTGACCATAACCATCGGGCCAACGCCTCGGCCTTACTCACGAGTCGAGGCATCCCCGGAGGACAACCGGGCATGGAATCCTCTACAATGACCTGATCGACTTCCTGTGCCACAGCCCGGAGGTATTCACTCAGGAGTCGTCCTGCACGTTGTTTCTGACCACGTTCAAGAAGATCGGGATTCTCAGGATTGGGTTTCTTTTTTGCCATGCAATTTCTTCACCCTCAACACCGCTCCCATCGGGAATACCTGAACACTCCGCTGATTTATGTCACGATTCAGCGACTCGCTGATCCGTAATACCTTACTCGTATGGTTCAGGTAGTACCCCAAAGACCGACACAAGGTCGGCAGAGCCTTCGCCGCCACATCCTCGCTTTGCCAGGCGGGGTCCTGCACGATGTCAGTCCAAACGACCTCCACTGCATCATTCAGTTTGAGTCGCGGAAGTCTCATTCATTTGCCCCACCTACTACGGTTTATCGTCTGTATGTCCCCACCCACATACCTGCGGCACAACCGAAACTATAAGCCACGATTGCTACCTGCGAACCGCCCAGCAAAACATATTGGAGTACATTGAGCCCAAGCATGGTCTCGCAAAATACCAACACTGCCGCCGCGGTCGCACGTCCGTGCGCACAAGTCACGGTACGCATGGCGGCTAAAACCCACTCGATACAACCAATAGCGAATAAGACCAGGAGGTTCATCGGATTTCTCCTCAAGTCCCCCGGTAGGAGTGGTTGCTCTTTGTGGGTCACAGTTACCTTTATCTCTCGGCATAGATTGTGACCTTTGGTCTGATAGGACCGTTGCTCCATAGTGGTTCAACAATGTCGTAATATACATTATCGACGCTCACCAAAATATCAGCATCAGGACCAGTTTGTTCCTTTATGATTTGCAATACTTCTATCAGTTTGGCCAACTTAGTCGGTATCATTTCTTCCTCCGTTTTGGCGCACTGAACGGCAGACCTTTGGGATTCTGGCCAGAAACATACTCTGCGGCCTCCTCTTGTGACAGACCCTTGGGTTTATTACGTGCCGTTCCATGAGCCACGGCTTGCATGAATCGGAATTGTTTCTTACTGGTAGCGGGCATTACTTCCTCACAATCTTTCCTTGTTACCTGAGTTCTTCATATCGGGTCTCGTATTGTTCCTTAGTGATAACCCCCAATGCGAGAGCATATCGGAGATCTTCCTCCTCACGACCGATCCGGCTGAGACGACGGACAGAACCTTTACCGCTCATGGGTCACTAACACCAAATTGTGTAAGGAGTAGTATAGGGATACCACGGATACGGGGTATATGGATATGGGGTATATGGATACGCATTCGTTCGGCACGGGCATTGACTCACATGCGGGGCATTGACTCGGCCACACAGGGGGCAGACCCAACCGGACGGGGATTCAGGAAGACTATTCGTTACCGTAACGTTACTACCATTACTACTGGTAAGACCATTATCAATAGCCGTCATTTGTTTTCTCCATATGTATCTGTTTCGTTTGGTTCCGGTGCAGGAGGCCCCTGCGGGCCTTGGGGTCCGGGGGGACCTTGTGGGCCGCGCATACTCGGAACGATAGTCTCGAACCGGCATAGGTTGAACCACTGTCGTACAGCCTCAATAGTGTCGCGGAAGCGCGCCACGGGTACAGAGAAGTTGAGGGTTTCCCCCTGACCTGCAACCAGGACGCCGATGACTTCACCCTGTATATTGAAGACCGGTCCACCGGAGTTACCAGGGAAAGCCGGACTCGTGGTCTGAATCATGGCGTGCCACTGATATTGCCGGTATTCCTGCCAACCATCACGGTTGTAAAGATCGCGGTTGATTGCTGACAGGATACCAAGAGATACCGTATTGATATTGTTCTTACCGAGGGGACTCCCGAAGATAAAAAGTGCATCTCCAACCCGCATAGTATCTTCACAGGCCAACGGCGCCCACGGCAAATTAGGTTCCTGCCCATTGAGGTCGAGTTGCATCAGGGCAATATCATTTTCCCGGTCCTCGATTACATATTTGACCGAGTATTGTTTCCCGTTGTCAAGTGTAACCACATAATCGCCTGGTTCACCATTTGAAACATGCTTAGCCGTGAACAGTATCCCATCGGGAGTGATAAGACAACCGGAAACTTCGCAGGAATTGTCCTTGCTGATATGCACCACGGCGCCACGGACCTGTGCAACCTGTGGAGCGATACCGAGTGCACAAACAGTCGTTTGTATCATGGTTTCTTGGGGAGAGGGCCAATATGCTATACCCAACAGACAGGCAACAGCAATGAGACTAAAATTGGTAACGATCCCTAACAAAGCAGTACATACTCTCATATGCAATACTCCTTGTTCTCTGGGGGTATGCCTTATTGCTGTAATTCCACGAGAAAACCGAGTCCGTTGTTGGTATCCGTGGTATAGTGAAGAGTCGTGTATCCTGAGGGAATATCGATCTCAATGCTACGGTAGAGCGGACAAACCCAGCGCACGTTACCATCAGTAGCCACTGTAGCCAGGCCGAAACGAAATCCCCCGGTAATGTATGCGGTGAACCGGTACTTCTTCCCTGCTCCAACCGGGGCCGTAGTCTCCGTGCCTGCCGAAGCCTGTGTGAGCTTCTGAGCAGTCTGAGATGCCACAGGTTGGCTGGATTCGGGTGTGGGCGAAGTGAGCCAACCGGCGTTATCGTTGAGTATTGGTCCCATCATACCTCCTTTTGAATGAATTCACCACAAACATCGTTCTTGTGCATAACCGGCCATCCCCAATATGCGGGATCCGGGGTTTCCACGGCCCGGTCCACGGTTGGCACGGGAGGAAAACGCTTGCACAAGCCAATTTCCTGTTCTGTGAGTTTATCGAAGTATTTACAGTCTTTACACTTACCGTTCATACGTTGGCCCCTTCTGCGCATGGTAAAACG